GGCTCTGTCCGACTTGCAGGTCGCAGAATTGGCCAGCATCCTCAAATTGGACATGATAGTCGATGGGATGGTGGTCAAGGATAGCCACCCTGGAGCTCCTTTGGGAGCGTTGGGCGGAAGCAATTCCGTCATTATTTCTGATTTTAGGTCTCTTTTGTTTCGTTGCGTCGTTGAGCGTGTTTGTTTGCTTTTGTCGATACCCATTTGTGAGCTAGAACTTTTGTCTGGCTTTGAGTTAGTCCAGAGGGGTCTTTGTGATCCTATCCGGGCGTTTATCAAGGGAGAACCACACTCCGATAAGAAAGTGGCGGAAGGCCGGTTCCGGATTATAGCCGGGGTCTCGTTGGTTGACCAAGTGATTGAGCGTGTAATGTTTCGTTCCACGCACTCAGTTGAGATTGCCAACTGGAGAACGCTTCCAGCCTGTCCTGGTATGAGTCTTGAGGATTATGACCTCGAGTTCATCTATGACTGGCAAGTGAAGAACCGAGCTGGCCACGGAGATATCGCTGGGTGGGATTGGTGTCTCCCCCGATGGCTGATGGAGGACTGCACTAAGGCTCGAATCGCCAATGTAGACTCGAACCAAACCTACGTGGATTTGGTGCGAGCCCAGTTCGTTTGCTGGGTTCGCGGAGTTTACTTGGTTGGAAATGAGCTCTGGGAGCAAACTCGTGATGGAGTCCAGAAGTCTGGTTCATACCGAACTTCTAGAGACAACTCTTGGTGCAACTTTATATTGCAGCAGGTGGCAGCCATTGAGGCTGGCCATGACGAGGAGGTCCCCGTGAAGGCCATGGGGGATGATTTGTTAGCCAAAATCCTTAAAGGCGTCCGTGAGGAACTGGAGAGGTTGGGCTTTAGAGTCAAGTTGCTGGTGGATGAAGGCCCTGGAAACTTTGAATTTTGTTCTCAGGTCTGGAGTGGTGAACCGATGGCGAAACCCCAAAATCTTGGGAAGATGTTGTATCGTCTTCTTAGCAAGAATCCGGGTTCGGCGCTATGGTATCAGACGCATCAGTCCTTGCATAAGGACTTAAGACATTGTCCAGAGGCTCCCGCCGTGTTTACGAGACTCCCTGAGTATGTAGCTCAGGAGTTGGGTGGGGCTACAAACTAACCTAGGAAGGTTTGTTCCGATGGCGTTGACGGCTACACAACGCGCTCGCAGGGCAATTGCCCGTCTTCAGAACCAAAATCAGCAGCAGAGGCAACTTGTTGTCGTGCCTCGAGCTGGGCCAGTGGTTCAGGCCAGGGCTGTGAATGTGCCCCAAAACATTCAAGTCGTGAGACAACCTCGACGTCGCCGTCGAAACCGCCAGAATAGGAATGGCGGTTCTGGTTATCAGAACCGAGTTCCGGTTTCTTTGCCCTCCAATATGGGCAACATCTTTGTGGCGCGAAATCCGCGCTACGGTGGTGCGGTAGGTGAGCTGACCGTCGAGCACGAGGAAGTGTTGTATAATGTCTCCGGCGGAGACTTTAATACCAAGCGAGTTCCCATGTTCCCTGCACAGATGGCATGGCTGAGTGGGCTGGCTGCGAACTTCTTCCAATGGTCTTGGGAGTCAGTTGAGTGCTATTATAGCTCCGTAGTCGGCACCGGGGTTAATGGTGAAGTGATGATGGGTTGGATGTACGATTTCGATCGTGTTCCCAACAGTGCCATTGAGGCGCAGAGTTTGCACAACAATATTGTGACTCCGCCTTATAGTGCTGAGTGTGTTCGCACTACTGTCGATACGCGCAAGTTTGGTAAGGCTCGGTACCCGTTCATGTCCGAGAGTCAATATAACAACGTTGGCGATAACAGTGAGCTCGTGGGATATATTCCTGCGTGGCTGGTGATAGCCTCTAACGCTTCAGTTAGTGGGTTGATTGGCAGAGTTCGGATTCGTTATAGAGTCCGTCTCATGGACCCGATCCCGGCACGCATGAATACGGATCCTGCGGATGCCACTGAAAGCCGCCTCGCGCTCGGTCCGGAAGGTGACACTTCGACGATCGTCCAGGACCCTGTGGTCCGGTTGGCGAAAGAGATCCGTGGTTTGCTCCCGGACATCTCAGTGACTACGAGTCTCCCCACTATCCCAGTGGAACCGCCCGTTTCTTTGGGCAGTATAGTTTCACAGGTGAATGTGGGTGGAGTCTCAGAGGACGCTGAGGTGTCCAAGGATGGGCTTATCAGGCTAGTCAGACAGCTTAAGGAGATCTGGTTGCATGACGAAGATGTCGAAGACGATTCGGAGGACGACTCCAAGTCCGCTGAGGGTCAGGTGAGACCTACCCACAGGAAACAGGAGTCCACTGCCACAGCGAGTGGACAGCGTGGCGAGTCCCCCGAAATCGATTGATTTTATACGCCAGG